ATGGGGCCAAATAGAGTTATACTTATTCCACAATACTATACAAATTTAGATGAGTTAGAAGCTAAACTTAAAAAGTTTTCATATAGAGTTAGAAAAATGGATTGTTTAGATTTACCAGAAAAAATTTATCAACAAAGATATGTTCAATTTAATGAATTACAAAAGAAAGCTTACGAATCTTTAAAAAGAAACGCTAGAGCAATTATAGAAGATAAAGAAGTTAGTTTTGCAAATAAACTTACTGAAATATTAAAGTTACATCAAGTATGTAATGGATATATAAAGACAGATGACCAAGAAATTGTTCCATTTGAAAATGATCCTAAATTAGATGAACTATTAAGTATTATAGAAGAATCAGAAGGTAAGTTTATTATCTGGGCTAACTATATTCATAATATAAAAACAATTGTTAAAACATTAACAAGATTATATGGAGAAGAAAGTGTAGTTGCTATTTATGGTGAGATAACTACAGAGAATAGAAAAAAAGCAGTTGAAGATTTTCAAAATAATGAGAAGGTAAGATTCTTTGTTGGTAATCCAAGTACAGGTGGATATGGATTAACTTTAACTGAAGCGAGTTATGTTGTTTATTATTCTAATAATTATAATTTAGAAGTTAGAGAACAATCAGAAGATAGAGCACACCGTATTGGTCAAAGTAAAAATGTAACTTATATAGATTTAATTATAGATAAAACAATTGATAGTCATATTATATCAGCATTAAAAAGTAAGATTAAAATATCTGCTCAGACTATGGGCGAAGAAATTAAAAAGTGGTTAAATTAACCACACTGTCTAACTATATTAGATAAATTTTCACAGCGTTTTGGAGATTGACTATGCCACAAAGAATTTAACATTTCTTTTGAAGCTGTAATATAAGCTTTATTAGTTAGAGCTTCTAAAAATTTTTTAAACTTAGATACATTACCAATACCTAATTGAAATATCATTTCTACAACAACACCAAAAGCTTGTTCTGCTATATCTACGCCAGGAAGTAATTGATTAGCTTGATCGTATGCTCTTTGAAAATCTTGTTCAAATAAATTATTTAATTCTTCATCACTGTATTCTATATTTTGTTCAAAATTATCATGTGAAGTTATTAAATGTCCATAACCAATAGTTAATTTACCTAAACTATCTTTATAAACTTTATTTCTAAAGCCTTCGTGTAATTTAATTCTTTCTTTAACATCTTCAAGCATAAATATCAGTTTTAATATCTTTTAAATTTGTTTCTCTATCTAAAAATTTATATTCTATTTTTTCTAAAATAAAATCATGTTTAAGTTTTTTACAAATTTTTTCTGGATCTAATTCACCACAAGAGTAAACATCAAATTGCATCAGTGCAGGACTAGCCTCATCCCAGACGTGCATCACAATATGTGAAGTCTCGATAATAGCAGCACCAGTGATACCACGATTGCCAACCATATTAGAATACTTAACATAAGGACCCATCATTATTTTCATTCCTATTTCTTTTATAAATTCTTCAAACCAATTTTTTAGGAACCATTCATTCATTGGAGGATTGATTGCCTCCGCTCTAATTATTAAGTGCTTGTGAACTAATAATTTATTTTCATTCATTACCCGACATTGTATAAAACTTTTCGACTCTGTCAAACCACTTAGCCTCATATTCTGATAATTTTTCTTTTTCCATTTTGAACTGTTGGTACTGTCCATCTTTTGTACAGATGGCAATCAAACCTTGTTCTATAGGTCCATAATTCTTTTTATGAGCAAGAGAGTAAGCCGCAACTTGATAAAAATAGTCCTCAATCCATTCCTCTCTTTTTAATTTATTAGATTGCTTGAAGTCTATGATGGTATCTTTGCCATCAAAGTTACCCACAAGGTCAGTTGAACCAGCCCACTTACCTTCATATTGTAAATTTATTTCATTCCCATAGACTTCTTTAAGTGGTTCTAAGTTATCTATAATCTTATGAGCCATGAGCCGTGATTGTGCCCCGTCAGAGCTCAGATTAAGGTATCCTATACCATTGATATAGTTCTCTAGGACATAGTGCATCTCGGTGCCTCTAGAAGCTGCTTTGGCGGTTATAGCCTGTGCTTCTTGGTACCCAACACGCTCTCTCCAAGCATCTAATGCTTTCTTCTTATCTTCTGAGGCAGTCTTAGCTAATATGGTTGTAACTGATGGAACTTTCTTTTCACCAACCTGATAGGTTCGTGGGCCGTGGTCATCGTCTCTTGTATAACGGACATAAGAGTATTTAGGCACTCTTTTAAAATCTGTAACAATAAAGCTGGTATCTTGTCGGATTAACTTCATAGTTCTTATTAGATTAACTATGAGAAATGGTCAATGATTATTTAATTAATCTAAATGCTATAACTAAAAGAGTAAGGATCAATGCTCCCATACCACCAATCATGGCCCAAAGGATCTTGTCTACTTTTTTCTCTATTTTATAGATAGCACAGCTCATGTGCTTTAAATGATTATTTTTAATTATTGATATATCTTTTTTAAGATTATCTACTCTACTATATAAATCTACCATATGTTCTTCTAATCGTGATTTTATTATTCTCTTCATACTACTTTACCAAAAAGTGTATTATATTTATTTAATTGATCTTGAGGAATATTAGTAAATCCTTGATTCTGTTGTTGTCCTTGAGCTTGTTGATTATTACTTGCAAACATATTTACATTAGGAGTTGTTGGTCCTTGAGCAATGGGTAATGTTTGTATAGGTCTAGGTGCTTTAGGTTGCATTTGAATATATTCATTAATTGCAGCAGGTGTTTGTTTTCTAGGTGTAGGAACTTTATTAATTTGTTGTTGAATAGAATTATTTTCTTCAGCATCCATTAAACCTTCAGCTGTTAATTTTCCAGCAAGTCTACTCATAGCTAAAGATGCTGTTGGATAAGTCGGCGCTGTAATTCCTTCAAATAAAAATTTATTAATTTTTGGATTTAATAATGCTTTACTTATTACTTTTGGTCCAAGTAAAAATGCAACTGGCGTTGATACATCTCCACTATAAGCTCCAAAACCCGCTCCTGCTAATTGTATTAAAGCACCAGATTGTTTAAATTGAACAACTAAACCCCCGCCTAATTTTCCAGATTGTGAAAGCTTTCCTTGAGTAGTACCTAATGTTTTTACTAATTGATCTAATTGTTGTTTTTCTGTTGATGAAAATAATTGACCCTGTATTTCTGGAAATCTATCTAAATATGTTTTAAAAGATTTTGCATTAATAAAATTTGGGTAGGGAGGATTATCTACTGTTGCTTTAGTTAAACCGTTTTGTAAAAAATTACCTTTAAGCGCAGAAGTTACATCTTCTACTACTTCTGGGGATGCCCTTTTATTAAGAATGTTCATTACTGTTCCGAGAGTTTCTCCTTTATCATTACGAATAATGGCATTGTATAAATCAGTTGAAGTAGGTTTATTCATTAATTTTTCTATAATATCAGAATTAAAATCTTCTTTACCTAAACGATAAGCTTTGTTTGTATCTTCATAAAGTCCTTTTAATCCTTCTGGAAAATCTGGTCTTTTTGAAGCGTTTTCAATAGCTTTTGTAATTTCATCTGCCGCTGTTGCTCCAGCTTGTTTGATCCTTCCTACATCTTTACCTTCAAAATCTCTGTGAGCTCTTAATATATCTGATCTAAATTCATTAGCCTCTTTAAATCCTGCCTGATTAGGAATACCTTTTGTATAATCATCTACAAAAGTTATAAGATCTTTTCTTGATTTTCCTGTAAAAGGAGCTTCTTCTTTAAATTTTAATAAAGCATTTTTAAATCCAGTCATATCAACTATTTTTGTTGCATTAGGATCTATAGTTGCAACTCCAGTTACTGGATCAACGATTGGCTTACTTAATTTTTGTGAATATTGTTGTAATGCTTTGTCTATTGCGGAATACTGACCATTCATTTTAGCTTTCCATAAATCTTCACTATTTGTTACGGCTGACTTAAATATTTGCCCAACAGCTGTTGGATCTTTTGAAAGCATAGGATTAATAAAATCATTTAAAGCAGCATCTGCAACTGTTTTAGCTCCTTCTTTTTTAGATAATAATTCACCAGCTCCAAAATAAGAACTTTCAGTTATATTTTGCAAAGTGTCTATAAGTCTATTATCTGTTTTTAAAGCTGGTGTTAAAAAGTTATTTTTAGCAGCATCTATTTGTGCAGCTGTATAATTAGAAGGATTGTCTAAAATTTTTTGAGATTGAGATTTTAAAATATTTTCTGCATCTTGAACACCTTCAAGCATTTTAATTTTAGGTCCTATTGCTTTAGATAAAAATTCTCCTGCTTTAATTCCTACAGGAGCTCCAACTGCTTCTTGAAAAAATCCAGAAGCTGCACCTTTTGCAATATCTACAACTAATGGATCTTTTGGATCTATTGGATGTGCAATTGCAGCACCCGTAGCCGAACCTGCGGCTGAACCTAAAGAACTTTTAAGTAATTGTGTTAAAAACGGTCTTGCTAAAAAACCAACCCTTGCAGCAGTTGCTGGTAAAGCTGCTCCTCCTGTTAATAAAGATCCACCTATACCAAGACCAGTTTCTAAAACTAATCTTGCAAAATCAGGTGAAGTTAAATATTCAGTAATACTTGGTTCATTATCTTTTGTTTTTGAAGATATAGATTTTTTAATTATTTCTTGTTCTTTTTCTGTAGGAACATCCCCTTCAATTTGAACGGCTCCTAGTCCTTCAACATTGATTACGCCCATTATTTAACAAGCTCCAAGTTTCCAGATTTAGTTATCTTATATGTTTTTGCATTAGGATCATAATTAATAGGAGGTGCAGTAAGAGGAGATTCTTTTGGTCCTATTCCTCCTCCCGCAATATAAGCTGCTACGTCTGTTTTATTATGTCCAGTTAATTGTTGTCCTAAATGAGCATTAATTATTTCTCTCATTCTTTGAACAGTATTTACAAAATCTTGATCACTAGCAAATGCTCCTAAAGCTACTTGTTTTTTATATCTTTCAAATTCTGGATTTGTAACAGTAGCTCCCGATTGATCTTTTAATTGAATGTTAGTTAAGCTACCTATAATACTTTGCATATTTCTTGCTTCTGGTAAAACACTATATCTACCTAATTGTCCTATTCCTGGAATATCTTTAACAACTTTACCATTTTCAACATAAGGAGCTAAAGCGTTTTCTACTTGATCTAAATTATTTATACTACCTGCCATTTTAAGATTATTTACATCTTGTTTTATTTTTTGAATTCTTTCTATTTGTAAATCTTTATCTTCTATTTTTGTTATACGATCAGGTCTTAAAGGATCAAATCTTGCTCTAACTTTATCTCCTGGTTGAAATCCTTCTGCTTTAAGTTCTTGTTCATTTAATAATCTAACTGTTCCTTGTCCTAAATTAACAGTAGATGCTTTTGCTATAGCAGTTAATCTTTCATCTTCTAATTTTTTCAATGCCATTGAAGTAGCAGCAACCTGTGGTAAAGCTGCTCCTACATTAGAAGCTACAGCCCCTAATTGGGATTGACCAGGCTGTCTTGTTCCCGTTAATAAAGAAGAAACTATTGGTGCAAGTACCATAGCTTGTTGTTGACCTTCTGTATAAGGAGCGCCATATTCTTGCACTAGTTTATTTAAAGTAGTGGGATCAATTCCTAAGTTTGATGCACTTCCGCCTTCATCAAAATGATGAATTCTTAAAGATGCAAGTCCACCTTTATTAAAATTAGATATGTTTTTATCTAATGATTTTAAATAAGTATCTCTAAATAATTTTCTTGTTAATACTTTGTCCATTATTTTTTAGGTTGTAAAGCTTGATATGTAGCATAAGCACCTAATCCAGATCCTAAAGATTGAGCTAAAGGACTTGTAGTTGGAGCTGTTGCAGCTGTAATTCCCGAAGTTGATTTAGGTCCAGCAGCATATACATTTGATAAAAATTCCAATCTTTGTAAAGGCTCTGTAGCTTGTTGTAATTGTGTTTGTCTTTGAGCATCTAATGTTTGTTGTGCAAGTTGTCTTTGTAATCCACCCGCTGCCATTAATTGATTAATATCTCCTTGAGCCGCACTTTGTTGTTGAGCACCAGCTCCAAGTAATTGTTGTCCAGCTTGTAAACCTAATTGTTGTTGTTGAGTAGCTGCATTTAATGCAGTATTAAATCCTGTTTGTTGTGCTTGTCCAATTTGTCCAAGTCGTGCTCTTTCTTGTTCAGCAGCTTGAATACCTTGTCTTCCTCCACCAAATGCTCCAGATTTAACTGCTTGTGAGTTTAATTGATTTTGTGCAATTTGAGATTGTCTATTAATTTCATCTAATACATATGATTGATATGGATTATAAAATTGAGAAATATTAGGACCTTGTTGTGCTTGAAGTATAGAACCAATTCCAGCATTAACTGCACCTTGTCCTACACCTGTTTGGCCTGCTTGTGCCATTCCTTGTTGTTCTAATCCAGAAAGACCTGCAACTTGCATAGGTTGCACATTTTGATACAAAGGAGTTTGTGCAGCACTACGTGCTAAATCCATTAATTCAAGTTTACGTTCTTCAATACCTGGAGCTTCTCTAACAAATTGAGTAGTTGTATCAGGAGTTGATCCTCCACTAGGACTAGGGCCACCACCACCAAAATATTGTGCTAAACCAGTTTCTTCATTGATAGTTCCAGAACCACCATACATTTTAAGAAGTCTAGCTTCAAATTCATTAATATGTGCAAGTTGAGTATCTCCTTTAATACCTTTACCAGAAATTTCTGTATAAAGTTTATTAAATAGATTTATTTTTTCTTTTAATGTTAAGTGTTTTAAATCAATCATAGCATTTTCTCTAATTGTACATGTGTTTTTTCAAATCCTTTACGTTTAAGAATTCTTTCCCAACCTGGTCTTGTGAATATTTCCATTTTTTTACATCCCATAGCTCTTGCCCAGTTAACTACATTGTCCATAAAATCTACCCAACTTTTATAATCTGTTCCTGTAGTAATTCTACAATCACAAACTTTGTATTTAGGATACTGTCTTAATTCAGTAACCGTAACACATTTAATCTTTTTGTCTTGATTATCAAAAGCAACCCATAATTGCATAGTTCCTTTTTCTAACCAACGTTTAACATCTTCTGCATCTGCAAAAGCACCTGATCTATCACAGGCTTTTTGTATTAAATCCTTAACAAGAATCCAAACACTAGCCACTTCAAATGGTTGAAAAACTACTAAGTCTAATGAACTTTTCTCATTTTTAGTATTTATCGGAAATAACGATATATTACTATCAATGTTGTGTAGCTTTTCTGCTTGCATCTAATAAGTCAAATATTCTTTTAAAACGTTTTTGTTGTTCATAAAAGAAATCTGCTCCCATTTTTCTCATTTGTTTTTCATCGCTAGGATCAGCTCCTGCTAATATTCCTGCACCTAAAATACCATCTGTTCTTGTTACAAATTCTCCGTCTGCTAATTGAGCCAACATTGTATCTTCATTCTTATCTGCTGTGCCAGATGCATCTTCTATATAACCATTAACTCTTAAATAATTCTTTTCATCTGTTTCATCGTTATATGATTTAGTGGGTAAATAAGACACTCCCCCATCTTTAAAATGTGATAAAGTAGCAAGTCCACCTTCTCTTAAAGTAATTGTTTCTCTTTTATATGGACCAAATTGTTGTTTGCTTGGATCTGTAATACTTGCTTTTGCTTTTTCTTCTGGAATATAAGTTTGTTGAGGCATATCATAAACTTTTCCAGTTTTAGGATCTTGTACTTGAAAACTTCTATTTCTATATAAGTCTGGATAATTTACATCATATGTAAATAAACTTCTTTCATAAGGTTTTCTTTCAAAAGCACCTGAAGCATATAATGCAGCAGGTACTCCTACTAAAGCTGCGTTACCTACATTAATTCCACCTTTGTCAGTAACAAAAGTATTGTATGCTAAATCTTTTGCTTTACCTAAAATAGAATTATCTTTCCCATCATTTATTTCATTTTTAATTAAATTTCCTGTTCCAGATATAGGTGTCTCTACAGGATTAAATTTAGCATACTTATCAACTAAACTTTGATAAGGGGCTTCTACTCCACCAAGAGGAACTTGATTAGATACTTGGCTAAGTTGATTAATAGCTTCTGTTCCATAATTTTGATTTAAACCTTGAGTAAGATATCCTCCAGCTCCATAGTCTTGAAATGCTCCAATTCCATTTTCAACTCCTGCACCTACTGCAGTATTTGCTAGCGTTGATCCTGCTGTTTCTGTTCCAGCATTCATTAAGCCACCGATTCCGCTTCCTAAACTATATCCGCCGTATGCACCTAATGCTGTACCAAATATTTGTCCTAGTGTATTTGCATGTGCTCTTTTAGCACTTGTATAACCTTGATAACCCCCGTAGATTGCTAGGGCAATTGTTAATGGATCCATATTAATAAATAGTTAACTAATTAACTATTTTAGCTAATTTATTGCTCTAACGCAATATCAGAGCTTATTTCTATATCGCTATTTATGGTTTCTGCTTTAATTGTAGTAACGTTTTTATTACTAGTAAATTCATCTAAAAGCCTACCTGTATAGGTAAATTCACCATGATGAGAGATATATTCATCTATTAAAGCATACATCTTAATTCCAGCATGTTTAGCTAATTTACAAAAATAAAAATCTTCTCCTGTATATGTTTTTTCTTTAGGATCCCAATAGCTATCAAAGAAATTATACATATGTTCCCTATCTACTAATTTACCATCAATTAATGTATGTTGTTTAATTGTAAATTCAGGATATTCTTTTATTAATTTATCAAATACTTCTCTTTTAATTAACATACATCCAGCAGGTCCTCTTTCAACCTCTATAAAACCATTTTCAACTTTAACATTTCTAGGGTCTTCTACAGACATTGTATATTGATTACCTAATAGTTTTGCATCTAATGTACTGCCTTCTAGTATTCTTTGTTTTAATTTATTAGAATCCATAGATTTAATTGGATAAGGAATTAATACAATATCTTTATCATAGTTAAGCATTCGTTCAATTGCTTTATAGGTAAAAGAAATATCAGAATCTATAAATAATAAATGAGTAGCTTTAGTTCCTAAAAATCCAGAAACACAAAGTTGTCTTCCTTGTGTAACTAAACTACTTTTCATTACTTGAAACATTACTGGAATTTTTCTAGCTAAACAATCTTTTTGAAATTCTAAACAAGCTTTAAAATAATGGATTGAAACATCACTATGAACAGGTGTTCCTACAAATATACTAATCTTAGATGCCATTTAAAAAATTCTCCCAATTACCTTTTATTACATCCCAATGATAAAATTGTCTATAGTAATTTTGTTGAAATATCATTTTTTGTTCATTTATATTTTTCATGATATTAGGTAATATTTCAATAGTATGAGCAAACTGTTGAGCAAGAAGTTTTTTATCTTCTAAATAAGGAATATAAATTGGAAAATCACAACATGTTTCGTATAAAGCACCGAGGTCCGTGGTCACTGCAACGAGTCCACAGGCTAACGCTTCCATAGCCGCCATACAAGAAGTTTCTTCAAATATAGAGGGATGTACATACACATCATAAGTATGAAGAATCTTCATTAACTCTGAATGATCTAAGTACCCTTTATAATTTACATTCTTAATTGTTTTAGCTCTTTCATATAATTTTACAAATTGTTTATCATTCATTTCTTTAAATTGATCTCCATATATCTGGGTGCTGGAATAAACATCTAGTTCTACTTTATCTGATTTGATTTGTTCCATAGCATCAAGAAGCACGTCTAAACCTCTCCATGGAGTAGATGAATATATTAATTTTATTTTTTTATTAGTCTTAAATTTAGTCTTAATAATAAGACTATCATCAAACCCATTTTTAATAACTAAAGATTGTTCTGTTGGTATTTTATAGAAATATCTATATTTTTCATAGGTCCAATGTGAATTAAAAACATACCAATCATATTTACCATGATTAAATTTATTTTTAAACCAATCTATTAAATTAACTTGGTCATAACTATTATGTACCCAAAGTATATTTCCTTTACTTACAGCTAAGGGTATTTTTTCTGGAACAGAAGTTGTTATTTGAACTTTGTTTAAAAGATTTTTATTAACATATTTTTCTAAATATGCTACTTGGATTTCAGTTCCGCCTTTTGGGCTCATTGATTTTCTTTAGTTTGACTTTCTGCAATTAAAGAAGCAACTTTAATAACCGTATCTTGTTGTAAATGCTCTGCTTTTGTATCTGTATTAGGATCAGCCACATCTGCATTAAATGCAGCTATATCTGGATAAACTTGTCCTGTAATTTTATTTTTAATAGTTGTTTCAACTTCTGCTGGTAAAACAGGTATTTCAACTCCATCTACTATAATTGTTTTATACGCCATAAACTTTAATATATACTATTATCTTCTTCCTTGTCCACGATATTCTTTACGACTATTACGTTTATTTGGTCTTTTTGAATGTCGTCCAGGTCTTTTTTTATTAGTCTGTTTTATAAACTGACCATTACCTACGTTTACTTTTCTAGCCATTTTGTTGTGATCTATTTAACAGAGCATAAGATATTTGTCCAGATATAACATTTGTAACATTTGCTTTAAATAGAATGCTATCTCCTTCTTCTAAAACTAATGTATTATGAATAGCATTATTATTAGTATCTGCAGCTATCTTACCATGAAAAAATATAGCACTGGTATTAATATTTGATTTAAATAAATAATAATTTATGTCTACAGTATTATTATGTGTATTAGCAATACTTATTTCTTTTACAATAGCACGAGATGAAGCATCAATAGTTAGAGTTGTTGTAGCAACCGTAGTAGATAATGAATAAATAGCACTTTTATAAAATATACTCATAAGGATCCACTTCCAAATAAAAACCAATTAAATGCTTGTAATTCTTCTTTAAGATCTTCTTGAAAAGTTGTATTAAGTTGATTTTGTAAAGTTGTTAAAGCCCTATTAATTTGTCTAAAATTTTCAACCGTATAGGGTTCCTTTGGTTCAGGAACATATATATTAATTTTTGCCATTATCTTCTTCCATCTGGTTGTGAGTCCATTCTAAAAATACCATATCTCCAGTTATCATCTATACCATTACTTTCAATTTGAATACTAGCTAATCTTGCTCTTGCACGAGTATCTACTTTATCGGTTGAAGTTGTTATTGTAAATGGACCAATAAATGTTTCTCCTTTTGCAACTGTGGTGTCTGCTGGATAGGATCTTAAATAAAGTGTCACTGAAGCACTTCCTGTTAAATTTTTAAAGTCAGGTATAAATCGTCTAACCTTAATAAAATATTCTCCATCTCCATCTACATCTAAATCAAAGTCTCCTGATCTAATATATGTTGAAATAGCACTTGTTGTAGTTGTTGTAGAATTAGGTCTTAATACTTCATTTTTACCAATTTCATGTAAGAAATAATAAGTAGCTCCTGCACTTACACCATTAATGACTGGAACGGTTGGTATTGCAGTTGCATCATATTTAGTTGCATGTGGATTTTTAAACACTTCAGAATCTTCCCATGTTGTTCTAGCAAGAGTTCCTGTAGACCATACGTTTTCATAATAATTATAAGTTACAAATCTATTAATTTCACTAGAATCTGCCGTTGGGTAAAACCAAGTTATTTCTGAAAATAAATTATTTAATCCAGCACAAACTATATCACCTGATGTAAAATTAATACCAAGATTACCTTCACCAATAGTTGTAAATACAAAATCTTGTACTAAAGAAGGAATTAAGGTAACTGTACCATCAAATCTATGAAAACTTCCTGAATTACCCATCCACCAAACAACACCATTTACGAAACATAAAGCATGTTGTCCAATAAGACCGCAATTAGAACCCACTTTTCTAATACTAAAAGTATAAGGAGTTCCTACATATTGAATTTGATAAGCAGCCATATCTGTTAAAACTAAAGTATAATCCTTACCTCTAACTGCACCTACAATTGTTGTTCCATCATCTAATCTAAATGTACCTGCAGTATTAGTAGAAGTAGGTTCATAAACTTCTATATCTTCTGTATCTGAAAATCTTATAAACATCGGATCTTGTGTTGTTGGATCTCCAATAGTTGTTTCAGTTCCTAAATGTAATAAATGTCTTTCTTGGTCTGATACTATTGTCATAACAGATGCAGTTGGGTTATTAGGAATTAATGTAGCTCTAGTATTTACTCCAGTTCCTGCATTAGGGTACCAAATAAATGTACTACCTCCATTAATAGTAGCTATTAAATCTTCACCAAAATTATCTAAAGACCAGTTTGCAGAACGAATAGAAGTATTAGAAATACTTCGTGGTGTTCCCCACGTAGATAAACCCCAAGTTCCAGCACCCCAACCATATCCAAATGTTGAAGTTACGGGCCCTATAAAATAATAAGGAATTATAGTTGCAGATCCTGTTCCCGACATACCCGTACCTGTCTCTGTGGTTGCCATGGTAATTGTAAAACTATTTGTATTATTTGCATTTATAACTTCAAAAACATTAGTGGTAAAATTAGCAGAAGTATATCCTGTTGTAGGGCTTCCTGGTGTTGTTGCTGCAGTAAATTTAATTAATTCTCCTGAAATTAATCCATGCGTAGTTGCATTTACAGTAACAGTCTTAGATCCTGTTGTTGAAGTAAATGTACATCCTGTTAATTGTCTTGCATTATCTAATGGAGTGATATCATATATTGAATCACCATCATAAACATATAAGCATTTATTTGTTCCGATAGAAGCATATCTTCTTCCTGTTAAATCGGTCCAAGACCATTGAAATCTTGCTGCTCCTGCCATTAAACTTGCAGTAATTTGTTCCCAACCCCCTATTTTTTCAGGAGATCCATAACGAAAACGCACCATATCGCCATCAATCCATTGTCCTTCTGCTTGAGAAGCTGTGGATTGCTTATTAAAGCCAGCATTTAATGGTATCTTTTTTAAAGGCATAATTATGCCTATTATACTATTTTTTAGTAAATGGTGGTAGTCCTAGTAAAGGTCTTTTATCATATAAATTAGAATCTGCAAACTGTCCATTTACGTGGTTATAATGCAAGAAAACTTGAGCACAAATATTACCTGTAAACTCTTCTCTCCAATGTTCTAATTCACAACCAGAATATACTAACATATCACCTGGTTCTAAGTCTACTTTAATTCCTTCTAGATAAATAGCCCAAGGATCTCCACCTAAATTTAATGTAGTAGATATCTCGCAACTTGGTCTATCTTTATGTTTAGCAAGTACTGATCCTTTTTCATACACGCGCGCGTACGAGTAGGTAGGTATTAATTTAAGATTTGTCTCTTTCATCATTATAGGCATAACCTTCATAAGTAATGTTTCCATAACAAAATCTGCATAATGAGAATATACATTTGGAACTTGTTCATCTTTCCACGTTCCTAGCATCCCGTTTTCCGCTACTATATTATTGGTATATAGATAATGGACAGCGTCTCTTTTAAGTAGGAAATAGTTAAATATAAAATTAGCAAGATCGTATGGTATTGCTTTTTTAATTACTTGATATTTATTCTGGGCAAAACTCATGTGATCATACATTTTTGCATAAAATTAAACGAAATTGAGATTCTAATATCATTAGATTGATTTGGATCTACACAATGGTTAAGCCAGCTTGGGAACATTATTAATCTTCCTGCAACTGGTTCAAAGTGAACTTCTCTCCATAAATAAGATTCTAATGGTCCATCTTTTCTTCTTGGCATAGACATTAAAGATACAGACTTTGGATCTTCTACTTTTAAATGTCCACAATTATTTGGAGTCTTAACGTAATAAACTCCAGACCATAATGAATTAGGATGCATGTGTGGTCTATTATATCCACCTGGTGGATTAATGTTTGCCCACATATTACCTAAAAATGGTTCTGAATCTAAATTTTGATCTTTATAAATATGAAACTGTGCTTGAAATAATAAGTCTACAAGTTCTTTATATTCTGGTTTTGTATGCATATCATCTGTTGAATGCCAACCATTCATATTAGTTCTTGTTAAACCTTTATCTTGATTTGACCAGTTAATAATATTCTGTTCTAATTTATTATTGAATTCTTGTGATCCAACATCTTTAACATATATTGGTGTTGCAAAATATAATTCTCTATTCATCACTTAAATGGTGTTCCTCCAACCCAAAGTACTAAAGATTTTCTGTTTCCTTTTGTAATAGGAACAACTCTATGTCTAATAAAAGATGCAAAGAAAATAGCTTGTCCTTGTTTTGGTCTTGCAATCTTTCCTTCTGACATAAGTTCAAGTCCGCCACCTTCAAATTCTGATTCATGTGATAATAAACAAGTCATAGAAATTTTACGAACAGGAGGTTCATTTGCACAATTAACATCGGAATCTATGTGCCAATCATAAAAGCCACCTTCTGGGTATTCCGTATACTGTGCCGGCTCTGTCAAAGTTATTCCATCAAATCCAAAATGATTACCATTAGTTTGTTTTATTACTCTTTCTAATGTTTGATACATTTCAGGCATTTTATTAAATGGTATCCAACTAATATGAGATGTTCTAGTTTTAGTATCCACTGTTCCTTTATCACCACCACCTACTTCTCCCATTTGAACGGGTTCAGATCTACCTGCATTTATAATTAATTGACATTGTTCTGGTGTGAATAATGGAGTTGTTGTTTCAACTATTAAACTCTTCCAGCGTGGTTCTAAAATTATACTCATATTACTCTTTCTCCTGTAAAGTCTTTATGGTTTGGATTATTTTTACCTTTATTTAATTTTTTAAATAATGTTATAGTTTTTTTACTATGTTTTCTACCTAACCATGGATGTTTATTTTTAGGATTTTTAAACCATTTTTTTAAACTTTCACTAATTTGTTTTTTTTGTTTTTTACCTAATTTAACTCCATATCTAGGATTATTTTTTCCTTTACTATGAACACCTATTCTTTTTTTATGTTGTTTAGATAATTTTTTACCTTTCCAAAAGTTTATAGTTTTACTATCTGATTGATTTAAAAAATCATTTCTATAAATAACTTTCATTCTTCTTAATACATTATGTTCCCAATTTATAGCTTGTTTAATTGTTTTAAAAGTTTTTCTTATTTCAAATATAAAAGATTTCTTTCCATATCTTCTAATTAATCCTTTTACTTTTCTAGAAGAAGTAAAATATTTTGTCCAAAGATCTTTTGGGCTACAACCTTTTTTAAATCTAACACCATAATAATATCTATTAGTAGGTACATGTTTTATCAAATATGTGAAAGGTATTGTCATTGTGCGCCTCTGTTAGCTATTGGATTATAAAGAACATCACAATTTGCTGCAAGTGTTCTTCTTGTTTCATCCGTTCCGTTGAATGGGTAGACACAATGTCTCATATCATATGGAAACACATAGAAGTCTCTTAATTTCATTGGTGGTTCATAATCTATTTTTGCAAACTGACCATTAGCTGCGCCCATTAATTGTAATTTACCGTTTTGAGGAGTTTCAGATGCAGAATATTCTACACCATAAGTACTTGGTAATTTTAAAATCAT